TGGAGAAAGTTGAGATAAAACTTCACCATTACCTGTAATAATAGTTTGTGATTGAGGAGCATAACCATTTAAAATATATGTAAGTTTTGGTTGACCTAAAACAACATTAGGTAAACTAGGTAAAACAGGAATTCCAAATCTTAATTCAAATTCTCCATTTGAATCTGTTTTAACTTCTTTAACCCCATTTTTATCAAATTTGTATTCTGTAACTTCATATTCCTCTTTTTCTGTTTTAGGAGGTATATTAAATCTTTGCCTTAATGTATCCTTTTTTTCTTCACTATTTTCTTCTCCCTCTACTACTACTCTTCTAGTTTTAGTAACGGTTACAGCTTTCATTGGGTATAATAGATCTATAAACTTTATATTAACTCCTTTTAAAGGTTTATTAGTTTGTTGATCATATATCCTACCTTTAGTAGTAAAAGAGGTAATTACTGGTTTCTCTTGAGGATTTTTTATTAATTTATCTTTAAGATTAGATAATACTTGTGAACCTCTTAAAGATTTTATAAAAGTAACGGCTGATCCTAATAGTAATTCCTCATTCATATTTATACAGTTTTAACTGATTTAGAAGTTAGATTAGGAATTTGAGTTTTAATAGAAGATATACTTTGGTTTACTAAAAAAGCAGCAGCGGCAGCAGCAGGAACTAGTGGTTCCCCATTTAATGCTGTTAATAGAATACTTAAATTATCCAAAAGGTTAGAAAATTGTGTCATAAAAGAATTTCCTAATACTAAAGATTCATTTGCATTTTGTTTACCTAAAGATACTATACCTTGAGGAGATAATAAATTTAAATTCCCATCTTGAGATCTAATGCCCAAATCTTCAATAGACTCTAATACTATAGATTTTTGAGATGACATTAAAATACTATCAATATTTGAATTAAATAACAGTCTACCAGAATTAATAATAGCTTGTTGGCTATTATATGATTGAGGTGATTGTGGAGTATTTGATATTATAGAAGAAAAAGGAACAGAAGATCCTCCACCTGTAGTAGACTCTGCAACTGCAATATTAATAGGTATTTGTTGGGTTGAAGTTAAATAAATAGAAGATAAATCTATATTTATATCTTCAGTTATAGGCAACCATCCTGGGGGTGGAGTTGATGTAGGTTGCCCATTTCTTAATATTGTAATAGGGCTACCACTTAAACCAGTTGCTGACCAGTTATTTTGTACTGATCCTGATGAAGGTGATGTACTACCTAATCTTAAACTATTAGAAAATCTACCTTCAAAAATATTATCTCCAGCAAAAGATAAAACAGGACGAATATTCCCATTTTCTATAAATGACCCTCCACTTCTTCCATTTAAATCTAGTTCAAAAGGTTGATCACTTGGTTGTTGAGTATTACCTAATTCAATAGAAGCATTACTTTTATTTTGAGATGGAGAAGTTGTAGTATTACTAGAATATATATCCGGAATACCATTTTGTTCTGGATGATTCCAAATACCTATAGAATTTAAATAATAGTATTCGTATGTACCTGTTGCTTGAGAGTCACCTGTGGTGGGTAACTTAAGTAAAACTACTAATTCATTAACTAGTGGATAGTTTTTTAGTTGAGGAAATAAAGGTTTAGCTAAGTTACTTGATAAAGATTGGTTTGAAGTTTGAGGTGAAGTAGGAGTTGATACTAATTGATATTGAATAGTACCAATACCATTCCATTCTCCCGATACAGAAAATAATTGAGAATCACTATTTAATGAAATATCAACTACTCTTGCAGCTAACATTTTATCATTTAATAGATTTAATTCTTCTGAATTATTTAGAGTATTATTTCTTTGGGTTAAATATGATATACCAACCTTATCCATTATTAGTCTTTAGTAGATAAATTTGTATTTAACTTGTCAAGTTCAGCTAATAACTCTTCTTTTTCAGATTCGGTAATACCCAATGAATCTTCACCACTACTATTATTAATCGCGCGTTGTATTATAGTAGCCATTTTAATTAATTGTTCATCGTTTCTTACACCAATTTCTAAGTATTCTTTAATAAGTGGTACTATGAGAGTTGCATCTCCTATATCTTGTACTAAGGGTTTAAGTTCTGAGATTAGACCTGATATTTGATCTTCTTTTTTCTTTTGATTGTTATATATCTCGTTTAATATATCGGAAAATTTCTTTTTCCCAAATACAATACTATTTAATCCACTCATAATATTAGTTTAATTATAAATATGGAAATGGAGATAAATTTAAAACTTACAATATCCGTTCTCTAAATAGAAGAAATACTGAGATTTGAATATAACATATAATTTATCCGCTATTTTAGTAATTTTAGGAGTTTTAACGTCAACTATTTCACGAATGTAGATATAAAGTGCTTTTTTATTGAACACATCTATTGTATCTCTTTTACGAAATAATTCTAGTATTGAATCTGCTATTTGCGCATCATTCTTTTTAGGGAATAAAGTAAAGACATTTTCAGTTACATGCTCGATAAAAATATCTATGTATTTACTCAAATCATCTTTAACTATACTATCACTAGTATCCATATCATATGAATGAGTAGAATTATCTTGTACTAAAACATCAATGTCTACTTTTTTAATTTTAGTATTGTAATTTTTAGTAGTATATAATATTAACCATCTTTTTACAATAGTACCAAAATAAGAATATGCTTTAGCACCTCTAGATGGATCAAATAAATGGATTTTAGAGAGAAGAAAAACAATTATTTCATGTTGTAGGTGTTCTAATTCCTCTACCTCAGTATGATAAAACTTAAAAGTATGGATTATATTCTCTGTAAGTTTAAAAAATGCATAATGGATTTTTTCTTTATACAATGTTGATTTAAACTCTGAGTCGGTAGATCCATTATATGCTACAATAGCATCTTCTGTTTCTTGTGTAAAATAATTTTTACTTTTAGGTTTACGTTTCTTTTTAATCATTGATTAATTTTAAAAGTTGATAATTTCGTTTGGATTACCTTTATTTGTTCAAAAAACCAACCAATTTCATCATCACTTTTAAATATCTCCTTAGTGTCAATTTCTTTTAGACGTTTATCGGATAATTCAATTTGTTTACTGAATTCTGTTATATATTCATCATAACCTATTATTATATCTTCTGTCTTCTCTAATTTATTAAGAAGATTTATAAGAATATACATTAAAATTAAAATTAAGAAAGATAAAATTCCTATTACTATTTCTAATATCATAAGCTATCTAACATACTTTTTAATCCTGGGCTGGATATTGTTCCTAATGCCTTAGATTTAGCAGTTGTGTTTTTGTTATTATTCAATGTAAATGATTTTTTTGGATTCTCCACATCTTTATTAAGAAGTTTTGGTAACCATTCCATTTCAAATTCTAATCGCGCAGACATTAAATCTGCTTGGTGAAGAAGTAATGGAAGTGAAGTACGTGGTTTTTGTTCTGGGAGGAATCCTTTTAAATATTTCGAATTAGCCTCATCATATAATCCATCATGTGTTTGAATAGCAACCATTTCATTAAATGAGTACTGGATGTTATGTGATTGAAGTAAGAATAAACTCCTATCAGGAACAGATGCAAATGGAACTTGAGTATTAAACATATACTCTTCTCCTAATTTTTCTCTTCTCCATTTATCAGTTTGAGGAATATAAGCTTCATTATCAGCATCTCCCATTTTACCTAAATCGTGATTAATAGCAGAAAATACAAGTTCCTCAATGGTAAATGTATCTTTATCCATCCCAAATTCAGCCCATACAGGGTATAGTTTAAGTGATGCATTAACTACTCTATTTACATGATAAACATATCCACCGGGAAATGCACTATGGTATTCTCTTTTATGAGCAGCAGGCATTAATATAACACGCTCCTCATATTTTTTATAGAAATCAAGTAATTTCTGTTTTCTATCACCCGTAATATATTTTTCAATATTACTATTAAACTCAACCCAATTAGATTGGATTTCTTCTGCTGTAAGATTCATATATGATTTATTCGTGAGCGCTCATTGGCTCATTTTCAACTTGACTTCTAATTTCCTCTACTAATTCTCCGGCTTTTTCTATACCCTTCAAATATGTTTCAAGTGGTTCTTGTTTGCTAACAATTGCTCTTAGGTTATTTAACACTCCCTCTAAATTGTCTAATTGTTTATTTATATAGTTTCTATTTTTCATAACTTTTGTTTAAATTGTTTATTTTTACTCCCCCGGTATCACCCCCCTCATTCATTCCATTTATCTCATTTCATTTGTATCAATTGTTTCATAAAACCCGTATTTCCAAGGTACATACAATATTTTGCTTCTCCACGTTTTTTAACACTCTTCTTTAATTTTCTTTATTTTTAATAATTTTGCACATTTTTCATATTCTTCTTCTTCCTCAAAATACTTAATTGCTTCATTTAAAGTATCAATAAATGGGTTATTTTTAAATTTTACTATAGCTTCTAAATCCAACTCATCATTTAAATTAATTTTATTTATGTAAAACCATGCTCTATTAAAAATAGCAAATGCAGAAGCTCTTTCAGTCTCATCTGGGTCTATTACTAAGCTAGATTCTTTTTTTAAGAATTTATTTAGTTTTTGATGAAAAATTATATGATTAATAATAAGTTTAGTAAACATCCCAATTTTATTAAATGGTTCATCAAGTATACTTGAAGCCACATTTATAAAATCCCTTTCATCTTTAAGAGGTAAACCAAACAAATCAAATATTTTATCTTTATTTATCATAGTTGATATTTTCAATTATAAATATTAAGTAAAATTTTTCCCAATTTTTTCTATAGTAGATTTGGCTAATCCTAAATCTATTTCAAAAAATTCTCTCGCGTTATTAATGCGATATTTTTTTAACGCATGGTGGGCCTCGCTTTCTAATAGTTCTCCGTTAAAACACCGGAAAGCCCATTGTACTTCATAGGGAAGTGCTACACCTGTTGCACTAGATATTTGTTTTGCTCTTTCTTCTGGGGTTAATTTTGTATACCCTATCTTATAGATTCCAGGTTGGGTAGGATTAGATAAAATATAAACCCATTGATCACCTCTTCCTTTTCTATTTAAATATTTAGCTTTTTTTCTAGCTGTATAGTATGTAACATCTTCCCATTCTTCTCCTAATTTTGAAGGAGTTATAGTAAAATATGAAGCAGCCAGCACACTAGTATCTGAATAGTTTTCTTTTATAGGAACAAATTCTTCTGCTTCTTGTGATGTAATTCTTTCTACCATTTTAATCTACAATTATGTTAAACAAATCTTCTACTACTACACTATTTCCAATATCATTATTGAATTTAGTTTCAATTATTACTTTTAAAGTATCTCCAGTCATAAGGGAATCTAAAAAAAACATCTTTCTTGGCTCATAGTTATATTTACTATATGTTCCAATTAAAGATTCAGCATAAGGACATTCCCAACAAAAATTCTTTTGAATTTGATAACCTGCAATATTAAGTGGGGGCTGTAATTCGGCTATATCAGTAAGAGTGTATTCTAAATTTCCTATAGGTATTAAATTGTCCCAACTTCCATTGGTAAACCAACTAAATACACTATAAATGGGTACTTTAAAAGAGATACTACTAAATGCTACCCAATAATCAGAATCATATGATACCTCAATCAATGGGACTTTATTTATAACATAATAAGGATCTAATTCGGATAAAATTCCACTAATAGTGAAATATTTTGGACCATGATATTGGATATGGTGAAAACCATTATTATCTTGATAAACACCTGGTGATACTTTTGGATCGATTTCAAAGTATGTACTACATTTCCCATCTAAACATGGGTGTGGTTTGTCTAGAAAATTATCTTCAATACATGATGTGAAAAAAGATAATACTAATGATGCAATAATTAATTTTTTCATAACCTTTATTTGTTTATTTATGCCGTAAATATACGAAAGGTATCTTGGGTATCCAAGTTAATATGCAGGGAAAGAAAAAATATTTTATCCTTCTAGTGTTTGAATTCTTGATTTAAGGTCTTCTATTATGGTTTGTTGTTCTTGTATTGCTTTGAGCATTTTAAACATTAAATCTGTATTGTAAACCATTTTTAGTTCTTCAGATTGATCAACTAAACTTGGATCAGTTTTCAACACTTGTTGAGCAATAACTCCCGTATGAATTTTATTATCGGTTTGATCTATATATTGAAAATCTTTTACTTCTAAATTTTTAATAATATCTAAAGAATTGGGTGTATCTGTTATATTTTTCTTTACAGATTCATCTGATAAATTTACGTTATTACCCGAATAATTTGCAACTCCACCGTTTGATCTTACGGTAAATCTTTGAGTAGAAGTATCTTTACACTCTATAAACAAATTGCCCGTAGCATTAGGACTAGCAGCAGTATAGTGAATAAGTATACCTTGTGGCTGAGATGCGTGTGAACTTAAAAATGATGAATTTTTACCCGATCCATAATTATTAGCAGTTAATCCCGCATTACCATTAATAACCATTCCCCCATCAGCAGTAACAGAACCACTAAAACTAGCAGCACCCCCCGATGAGATGGTGAGTGCATTAATATTGTCCGTAGCATTTCTTATTGTAAAATTACTATTATTTACTCCAGTAAGTCCTGGTGTAACATTCCAAGTTTTACCACCAGCTCCAGTATTTTCAAGTTTTAATCCTCTATTCTCTCCAGTATTAATATCCGAAACAATTATTGTTGCCATTTCTCCTAGAGAAATAGTACTTGCAAAAGTAGCAGCACCCCCCGATGAGATGGTGAGTTGTGGTGTGGTATTTAGTGTTCCTCCCGATGATGTATAAAATTTTAATCCTCCATCGTATGTACTAAAATTAGATATATATCCGCTAATTCTTGCTGAATACTTATCAAGTAAACCTCTACCAAAATCAATACTAATTTCATCATCAACGCCCGACGATAAGGTATTTGTTGAAAGTTCTATTAAAGTTAATTGTGCCGTTCTAGTTGCCGTTATATCTAACTTAGAACTAGGCGAATCAGTTCCAATACCCACATTACCATTTCCGTCAAGTACAAATTTATTAGTAGCATTTATTCCAATGCCAAATTTTTGATCAGCAACAGAGTTTCCTCCCGTGTGAGTAATAAATGTATCAGAGGTTGTTCCATCCCCCAAAACAAATTTTGCAACATGAGCCGCACCTACATTTTTTAAGGTTAATAAAGGGGGTACGGCAGTAATATTAGATGAATTAATAATATTTACCTCTACTTTTGTTGTAGCATTTGGTGCTACTCCAATACCCACATTACCATTATGTGCTAATTTCATTGCGGGTATAGCATTACCCGTAGAAAGTATAATAGTGGATTCATTTCCCGTACCATCATTTTGAATATAACTCCAATTATTATTACTACCATTGCGATCATTCTTCAACGCAATACCACTTCCTTGTAAATTTAAAATTGCGTTTGTTCCAGCAAATATTCCCGTTGAACCTATACCCACTATACCCCCACTATCAACTTGTATTCTATTATTCCCACTACCATCTGAAATAATAATATTATTGTCTGATGTAGCTATTGTACTACCTGTATTTGTTCCAATTATTACATTGTTATCTCCTGTTGTAATATTTTTTCCTGCTTCGAAACCTATTGCAATATTTCCATCTCCAGTTGTTGAACTTAATGAATTTCTACCAATTCCAATATTCTTAATTCCCGTAATATTACTAAGTACAGAAAATACTCCTATACCTATATTATTACTTCCTTCAGTATTAGAATATAGTGCTTGATTACCAATTGCAATATTATTTCCTCCAGTAGTATTGGAATATAAAGCTGTATGACCTATTGCAGTATTAAGAAGTCCTTCAGTATTGTTATATAGTGATTGATTACCAAAAGCAGTATTTTGTTGTCCTGTTGTAATATTAAAAAGATTATTATTACCAAATCCTGCATTATTACCTCCTGTAACATTTGCTAAATTGCCCCCACCAATATTATAAGAATCTATATTAGAACTTCCCCCAGATACTCTTGGTTGATATAAAGTAATTTTATAATTTGAATCTATGACAAAAGTTGGATCACTTCTTAATTGGTTTGTAGTATTATTCCAAATAGCAATTTGATTTGCAACAATTGTTCCTGTTTTTGTTACATCTCCAATACCACTCCCCCCAACATCTACCCATTGTGAACCCGAAACAGTAGAGGAAAGTACTTGTCCTGCAGTTCCTGGAGAACTTTCCTGGTCTTTGAATGAACCAGATAGAGATATACTACCTGTAATTTGTAAACTTCCTGTTATATCCGCGCCGTACAATCTCATTGTGTTATTTTAATTATAAATATTAATTATATTATATTTTACTCTCCTATTGGAGTTTGACTATCTAAGAATGTTTGATAAGCTGCTTTGATTTCATCTGTCCAAACCGCATTACATACCGCTTGTACCTCTGCATCTTCTCCGCTTATGTCAGCATCGGGAGACAGAACATATCTGTTTGATTTTCTAGATAATTCTACACCGTCTTCTAATATAATTAAAGCCGTTTTTATTTGGACATATTTATAAATGTCTACCACTTCTATTTTATCAACAATAGTTTTTTTTGTTATACTCATTTTTTTAATTAATTAAATATGTTACACTAAAATTTATATAAATTCCCGTATTTACTCCCGTGGGAAGATTCCAATCTATCCAAGTTGTGTTATTCCTTGATACTAAACCATAAATATTAGCACCCGCACAATTCATCATAGTCATATCAGTGGTTGAAAAAGGCAAATTATAAACATTAATATTTCCCGATGTTTGTCCACTTACTCCCGATTTTGCGGCAAACGGTAAATCAATTGTAAGTGCTCCCGATGCATTTGTTAAGGTTGCATTATTAAATCTTATAGTAAGATGACAAACATTGCCAATTACGGTATAGTCACCCGCACCAACGGGTGGATTAGTTCCCGCAGTAGTTCCTCCAAATAGCGTTGGTTGATATGTATTCTCCTCGTATGCGTCTAAGTTACTTGCCCAATTTGATCCGATAGATAGTTTTCTACTCCCTAAAGTATAAAGATTTAAATCATTTGCGGATACATCGCCCGACGTTATTTTTGCTTTTGTGTCAACACTTCTTCCAATTTCCAAAGTGGCTTGGGTTGAGTTTGTTGAATTAATAGTAACCTTATTAGCGTCACTTTGAAAAGTAGCATCACCCCCCGATGAGATACTCATTGCTTGAGAACCTCCCGCATAAAATGCTAAAGAATCTGATGCATCACCACTTCCTACCCTTATAATATTGCTAGATCGCCCAATCATAAATTCTCCACCTTGCCTTACTTCGGGTGTGTCAATATAATTTGAAAATGTAGCATATCCCGTAGATGAGATTTTAAAAAACTCACTACCACCACTTGTTTGAACTACAAACCTACCAGCATTATCCGCTCTTAACTGCCAATCAGTAGATGTGTTGTTTAACTGTATGTATTTTGTATCTGCTAGGCTGATATTCCCACTAAAAATAGAATTACCCGCCGATGAGATGTTTAAGCCTGTGGCTGCAGTTCCAACTTGAACCGCATCGTTTTGATCTAAATAAATCAAAGCCTTATACGCATTGTCTGCCGCATTTCTTGCTCTAATAATACCTCCTCTTAATGCTCCATTATCTAAACCAATATCACCATTACCAATTCCCGATGTAGCGGTTGTTTTTACTAATAAAGAACCCCCCGATGAGATGGTGAGTCTTGGAGTATTCTCTGTAAATATATTAAAATTATACCCACTTGTTACTACACCAATACCCGGATTATAAGACGTGGTTGCAGTTCTTATTTGCACTTCTGCATTACCACTTGTATTTGTAGCTAATTTTATTAAAGGATCATTAGCGTAAGCATCAATAACATTAACTGCACCACTAAAAGTAGCAGCACCTCCAACCGTAATTGCACTTGCAGCCTCGGTAATAATACTATTACCTAAACTTGTAGTTGTTGCCCATTTTGGAATAGTACCTACAGTTCCTGTCCCTGTTACAGCATCAGGATCTTCAATATCTACCCACTGTGAACCAGAAACTGTAGAGGATAAAACTTGACCTGAAGTTCCTGGAGAATTTTCCTGGTCTTTGAATGAACCTGATAAAGATATACTACCTGTAATTTGAGAGTCTTCTTGGGATTTAAAACCTTTGCGTATAATAAATTCATTTGCCATATTGTGTTCCTTTTTTCACTGTCCAAAAGGTAAGTATAAATATTAATTAATTATTTTCTAAAGTATCAATTCGTGCTGTTAATGTGTCTATGATGGTTTGTTGTTCTTGGATTGCTTTGGTTAAAATTGGTACTATTTCTTGATATCTAATTGCCCATCCTTCATCTTCATAGTTCTTTGGCTTGTGGACGTGTTGAGGAAATTCTTCATATATCTCTTGAGCAATCATACCGATTGATCTACCTTTCTCTTTTTTCCAATCTTTATCTTTCCAATCAAACTTTTTAACGTGATTAGCTAATGATTTAATTTGATTTAAGCATTCGTTATCTTCTACATTACCAATATTTTCTTTTGCTTTTATATCAGAAACAGAGACACTAATTAACCCTTGTCCAATGTAACTTGGATTACTACCCGAACTTGTAGATGCATTTGTTAGTTGTGCATTTCCTTGCAAAAGAGTAATATATAACCCTGCAACTCTACACCCATTATTAATATAAACTTGACCCACATTATTTATTGACATACGCTCAACACTAGTAGTAATAAATTGTATTGTATTAGGACTTCCAGAACCTCCACCATTTACTTTTATTGCCGATCTATATCCCGTTGTTGATCCTGATTCTACAGTAGTTGTTGATGCATCTGCACCACTTCCTAAAATTGAATTAAATGGATAAGTATGAGCCGTAAATCTTGGCGCTTCAACATTTCCACTTGTTACAATAGTTGATGAAAAAGTAGCAACACCCGTAGATGAGATGGTGAGTCTTACTGTGTTGTTTGTTCTGAATAGTAAATTCCCATTTAATACATTAGCTATTTCTGTGTCTAAAGTGTTAGCTATTTTAGATATTCTAAAGATTTCATTATTATTGTAATCTGTCATAACAAACTCGTTACTACTTCCAGATGAATCACTATTTGCATCATTCAATGTTATTTGAGCTGATGCATTACTTACTTTCAATGGGGTAAAAAAAGTAGCAAGTCCAGTATTTCCTATTGTAAAATCAACAATAGATGTACTAGTTGCACCCCCATTTCCATCTAAAACAATATCCTCTCTAGCAGAGGTACTTCGCAATATCGCAAAATTAGTTCCTAAATACCCATTTGTAATTGCAAATTTTCTAGCACCACTCGTCCATCCATTATCGGCATTAAATTGAATAAAACCATACGATCCATAGTATGTAGCATCACTTGTTTGGTATAAAGAATATGCTCTGAGGAATAATTCTTGTTGAGAAGCAGCAGTTGAACCATTACCTCCATTCCTACCTACATAAAGATTACCTCCAGTACTTGCATTCGCAGCTAAAACATCACCCGTAGATGTGATGCGCATAGATTCACCCGTTGGATTTTTAAATATAATGGCTGAATTTGCACCTCCTTCTGCTTTTAAATATACGTGTCCACCATTGCCCGTAGATTCTAAGCTAATATCGCTAATTGCTTGATTTGGTTTTATTACGGGTATTTGTGTTCCCGATAAATCTATTTTTAAATCTGATGTTCCACTAAAAGTAGCATCACCCCCCGATGAGATGGTAAGGCGTGTTGTTGGAGAAAATGTTGTTCCCGCCGCATCTGTTGACGATCCATTACTATAAAAAGTATGCGAACCTTCACTTTGTTGATAAAAAGCAGTAGCACCTATATTTTTGTTTTTCCAATTACTTCCATCGAAAATAAGATTACTTGATAAACCCGTTGTATTATCGTCATGAGAAAATAACCCAACACTTTGTCCGATATTTAACGCTTTCCAAGTGGATTTCCAATCGCTTGGAGTAGTTCCAATACCCAAATTACCCCCCGAATCAAGAGTCATTTTTTGTGTGCCATTAATATACCATCTTTGATATCCATTTACTCCAGGATCCGCCGAGTATACATTTCTTCCATTATTTACATCTCTAATAATAAAAAGTCCACTATCAGATTTTAAATCAAATATCATATTAATACCCGTTCCATACAACCTAACACTAGCAGTAGGACCTTGAATAGACATTATGCTACCAAAAACATGAAAATCATAATTAGGAGTTCCTTTAATACCTACTTGTCCTCCGGATAAAATTGTTATAG